GTCTCATATCAGTCGCTCTTCGCTGCGGGTGACGCATTCCAGTTCACAACTAATGCCGGCACAGTTGTCACGCAAGAAGATTCACTCAAGATCGGAACCGTGTATGCGTGTGTCCGACTAATCGCGGACTCTATCTCAACTCTGCCAGTCGACACATACATTCGCGTTGACGGTGATCGCCGACCATTCCGACCACGACCAGAATGGCTTGACATGCCTGAAGTCGGTGTGTCACGCACCGATCACTTCCAGCAGGTACTTGTCTCGATGCTGTTGAACGGTAACTCGTTCACACGCATCCTTCGCGACAACCAAGGTGTCGCAGGTTTGACGGTGTTGAATCCTTTGAAAGTTGAAGTGAAGCGCGACGAGTCACGACGCCTCATCTACGTCTTCGACAACCGTGATGTGATTGAGCATGAAGACATGATTCATCTGTCCGAGTTGCGTTTACCTGGCGACTTGCGTGGCCGTTCACGAATTGAACTTGTCAAAGAGAATCTCGGTTTGTCAAAGGCGTTGGAAGAGTTCGCTGCAAGGTTCTTCGGTCAGGGTTCACATACTTCTGGCATCATCGAGTTCCCAGGCAATCTGACACGCGAACAAGCGAAGTCGCTGGTTGATGGATTCGAAGAAGGTCACAAAGGTTTGCGTCGCGCACATCGTCCAGGCATTCTGTTCGGCGGAGCAAAGTACACGACAACTTCGGTTGCACCAGATGATTCACAGTTCTTGCAGTCACGACAGTTCGCAGTTGAAGAGATCCTTCGTGCGTTCCGTGTACCACCATCAATGGCTGGTGTGTTGCAACCAGGTGCGCAAGCATACGCATCTGTTGAAATGAACGGCATCCATTTTGTGATGCACACACTCCGACCATACGTCACAAAGATTGAGGACGGATATTCAAAACTTCTTGACGGCCGTGGAGCGTTCCTCAAGTTCAACCTTGATGGTTTGATGCGCGGCGACTTCGGTTCACGAGTCGCAGGATATTCGTCGGCGTTGCAAGCAGGTTGGATGTCAATCAACGATGTCCGCCGATTCGAAGACCTACGACCAGCAGACGGCGGCGATACTTACCGTGTGCCACTAGCGAACGTTGATCTCGGTGCGGCTGGACTCACAGAACTTGACCGCAAAACTTCTATGGCGCAACGCCTCATCAACTCAGGCTTCGAACCTTCAGCGGTGTTGAAAGCACTTGACATTGATCCGATCATGCACACTGGTGTTGCACCAACAATGTTGCAACCAGTTGTTGAACCTGCTCCGTCTTACGATGTGAACCAGCGTGATGTGAACGTGACGATGCCAGAAGTTGTTGTGAACATCCCACCAGCGAACGTGAACGTCGCAGCACCGATCATCAATGTTCCTGAAACTGTTGTGCGTGTGAACGTGCCAGAGAACAAGCCGACTGTGCGCACAGTTGAACGCGACAAAGATGGCCGCATCTTGACAATCACTGAAAGAACGGAAGACTGATGGCTCACGGTTTATCTGCTTATCTTTGCAACTCATGGCTTAACTCGGTTGGCAACAATACTTCGTTCGCTGTTGCTGTTGCTTATGTGAAACTTCACACGCAAGATCCTGGTCCGCTTGGCACTGCGTTCCCTGCAACCGAAACGACTCGCAAAGCAATCTCTTTCGGAGTTGCTTCTGCCGGCGTAATTACTTCTGATGCAGATATCTCTTGGACAAATATCGCAGGCTCGCAAGATGCAACACACTTCACAGTCTGGGATAATTTGACGGCAGGCAATTTCTTGTTCTCTGGAACTGTCGTAGCTGGTGCTTATACCGCAGGCGATACTTATACGATCACCGCGGGCAATCTCAGTGCGTCCTTAACCGTCGCAAGTTAGTTCCGCCATGGCGGTGAAAAGATTCCTGCTCGACACAAGCCAACTAGATGACGCCACGTTTGGACTTGATGGTGGCATTGCATTCATTCTTGATTCAAGCCAACTTGACGGAACACGAGTTCTTGACGGCGGACAGTTCCTAACCACAGCGACAGGTGCAGCGTCGCTCGGCGGAATGTCGGCAATAGTGTCAGCGACCATCACCACGTTTGCAGTCTTGTCTGCACCACTTGGTGGCTTAAATGCGAATGCTTCTGCGACCGTCACCGAGTTCGCAGTCGCTTCAGCTGATCTTGGTGGCTTAGATGCGAATGCTTCTGCAACCGTCACCGAGTTTGCAATCGCTTCAGCCGATCTTGGTGGCTTAGATGCGAATGCTTCTGCGACCGTCACCGAGTTTGCAATCGCTTCAGCAGATCTTGGTGGACTGGTTGCGACTGCTAACGCGACAGTCATCCCACCAACACCAGAGCCAGAACCAACACCTTCGGGTGGGCGACAATATGCCGCACCACGACGCAAGAAAATTGAACCGCTACCAGAAGTCGAGATACCTGTCATCCAACCGAAACGACGCTACGCGGTTGCGTCAGCAACCTTGAACGGAATGCAAACACAAGCAGTCGGGACAATAACTTTCAGCATCTTGGACGATGATGCTGAGGTATTGTTGTTGGTCTAATGCCTTACTTCATTACCGACAAGTCACCAGATTGTTCTGGTTGGGCAACCGTCAAAGAAGATGGCGAAGTCATCGGCTGTCACACAACGAAACAAGATGCGGTCGATCAGATGGTTGCGGTATCTATCGCCGAAGACATGGAACCAGGTGGCGAACGTAACTCCGACGCAGATGAAGTCATCATTGTTGACATTGATGGAACTTTAATTGCTGATGGTCGTGGTATTCAAAAAAATGTTGATTATGTGAACTCGTTGTATCCCGATTACTACATTTATATTGTGACGGGTCGTCCAGAATCAGATGAAGAGAAAACTTTGCAAGAACTATCTGATGCAGGTGTTCAGTTCAACGATATTCAATTCAACGAAGACATGAGCATTGATACACCTGAATACAAGAAACAAACAGCTGCTGACATCCTTGAAGAGAATCCTGTGAAGTTGGCAATAGACAATGATGATGCTGCACGTCGAGCCTATGCATCACTGGGTATTGCAACCAAAGACCCGAAAACAATCAAAACTGGTGACATCCCTTCAATTCGTCAAGTGTCGTTGGATGTGCCTACCTACATTCGCACGGCTGCTCGCAAAGGTTTGGACTACTACGGTCAAGGTTTAGCTGGTGACGGTTTGGTGGATCGGACTGTGCGTGAGGCACGAGACTTGGCACGAGGTCAAGTCAGCGAAGACAAAGTTGTGCGAGCGAATGCGTGGGCGCAAAGACACGCAGTAGATCTTCAAGCACCAAAGAACTCTGATGCAAGCAACGATGAGTTCCCTGGTGCAGGTGCGGTTGCGCACTATCTGTGGGGAATCAATCCGTTGAATCCTCAGCCGGCAAGAAACTGGTTCGAGTCAAAGTCTGAGGCAATCAAATCTGAACGCGCACCAGCTCCGCCAAAGGATCAGATCACAGGTTCGGACAAGAATCCGAAAGGTTCAGCGGAGGCTCCTGCTGGGTCTGACACGATCGAGTTGACTCAAGCGATTGAAGACGGTTTGAAGAACAAGGTCACTGAACACAACGACAAACTTGATGGTGCGGATCCGTCTTGGAAGCGGGCAACTGTCGGCATGTTGCGCACCGTGTTCCGTCGCGGTGCCGGTGCATATTCGACTTCGCATCGTCCAGGTGTTAGTCGGAATCAGTGGGCGTATGCGCGGGTGAACGCATACTTGTATCTTCTTCGCAACGGCCGTCCAGAGAATCCTGCGTACATCACCGACAACGATCTGCTTCCAAAAGATCATCCGCGTTCCTCTAGAACTCTGTCCGTGAATGTTGTTATGATTGACGGCATGAGCGAATCATTAGAGACACGCCGCATTCAGATCAACGACTTCGAACTACGCGAAGGACCAACAGGTGACGGAATGTCATTCACAGGTTATGCAGCAGTGTTCAACTCTGATTCCGAACCGTTGCCATTCATCGAGCGAATCGCGCAAGGTGCATTCAAAAAATCTTTGAAGAGTCGCATGCCGATCAAGATGTACATGAATCATGATTCATCAATGTTGCTTGCTTCGACAAGGTCAAAGACTTTGCGTTTGCAAGAAGATTCAAAAGGTTTGCTCGTTGAAGCAGATCTTCCTGACACAACTGTTGGCCGTGACCTGTCCGTGTTGATGAAGCGCGGCGATGTTGACTCAATGTCGTTCGGCTTCTCAGTTCCGTCTGGTGGAGACAAATGGTCGGATGACGGGATGAGCCGTGAACTGCGCCAGGTGCGTTTGCATGAAGTGTCGGTCGTGACTGGCTTCCCTGCTTACACCGCAACTTCGGCTTCTGTTCGTTCTCTGGACATTCTTGCCGAGCGCACAGGTGTTGACGTCGACAAACTCGCTGAAGCGATCACAGTCCTTGAAGCGGGTGGCACTCTGTCAGATGAGTCGGCTGATCTGTTGTCGGGTGCGGTCAGCAAACTTCGTGCCGAACCAGCCAAAGTTCCTTCGTCAGTGAGTCTGATGGCGAAGCATCTTGAACTGTTGAAAAACATCTAGACATCGTCTAGAGTTACGTCTGCCGGTAAGCGTTCCGCTACGGCTAGAGATTGGTAAGCGTCCCGCTACGATCGGAAGACAACTTCCTGCGCACCA